CCTTGATTTTTAATTGTGGAGAATACGAGATTCGAACTCGTGACCTCTTGCATGCCATGCGTATTTTGTTGGTTTTCATATTTTTTCATGGCTTTTCATGCCGTTTCCGGCAACACTTGCCGGACAATTTTCTTTTTCATATCTTTGCATAGCTTTGCACGCAATAACTAATGTGTGTGCAAATAATGTGCAATGAACAACCACTACTACTCAAAGGATGGCGTGACGGTAGCCACCATTCTCGATACGCGCCGGGCGTTGGCAAACGGCCAATATCCCGTGCGTATCCGGGTATCGTATCGTCGTGTGCGCTCGTACTACCCAACCGGTAAGAGTATGATGCCCGACGACTGGGAGCGACTGAACGCAACGCGCCTCCACTCGCTTGTATCCGTTCGCAAAGATATAGAAAATAGTTTTGAATTGGTTCGACAAGCTGTCGAAGATTTAACGTCTAAAGGTTGTTTTACACTCGAATTGTTAAGCGCTCGTTTGAAAGGGGCCAGTGCTACTTCAGTAAATGCGGCCATTCAAATAAAAGAGCAGGAATTGCGGAAAACATCCCACATAGGCACGGCGGATATTCTGCGTGCGTTGTTGCTGTCGATGAATGCTTTTTCAAAGCGGGAGGTACAATATATCGATGTTTCTATTTCATGGCTGCGTCGATTCGAAGAATTTATGCGCGCTTCGGGTAAGGGACAGACAACTATTGCGATATATATGCGAGCTCTGCGGTCGATATTCAACCAGGCCCGGGCTATTGGTATTGTAAAGGAGGCGCAATATCCATTCGGCCGGGGGCGATACGAGATACAAGAGGGCGAGGGCCGCAAACTGGCCCTTACATTGGAGCAGATAGGCTTGATAGCCCGTTATGATGATGGATACGAAGCAACGGCAAAATACCGCGATTATTGGCTGTTTATGTACTTGTGCAATGGGATTAATGTTGCCGACTTTGTAAAGCTGCGATATAGTGATATTGAGGACGGGGAAATAAGCTATGTACGGAAAAAGACGGAGCACCGCACAAAGTCCCGGAAAGCCGTGCGGGCGATAATTGTGCCCCAAATGCAGGATATTATATCACGATGGGGAAACAAAGAAAGCCCCGACGCTTTCATATTCCCGATTCTTACAGGCAAAGAATCTATTGAGGAACAGCGGCAAAAGGCGAAAGACCTGACGAGTCGTATAAATCGTAAATTTAGGTCTATTTCTAAGGTGTTAGGGTTGCCACCGGTTTCAACATATACGGCTCGCCATTCATTCGCCACCGTATTGAAGCGTTCCGGAGCAAGTATTGCCTATATTTCGGAAAGCCTCGGACACACGGATTTGAAGACGACAGAAAATTACCTCGCCTCTTTTGAACGAGAAGAACGCGAGAAAAATGCCGCACTGCTGACGCGGTTTTGATTCACATCACCTCCATGATCTTTGCGATCACCAAAGCGAACAGCGGCGCCGAGCATTCGTTTATTTCGAGCTGCGACAGCCAATATTTAATGTCCTCGTTCATGGCATTTACAACAGGTGAAATAATGAATATCCTCCCAGAGCGCCGAGTTCACATCCCCGGTCAGATAGGCTACGTCCTCGCCGGCCATTTCAAGGCCGCACGTCTGGGCGATGTCATCGACAAGGTGACGGAGCTCGTGCTCGAAGGAGTTTATGAATTCAGTAGGCGAGGAGTGTATTCCGATTACAATGACACTTTCCCTGCGATCCTTGTTTGAGTAGGTGAATCCGGTATCCATATCGCACTTTTCCAGATTACCCTGTATTCGTTGCATCAATTCCGCAGGGCATCGAATCTCGTTAAGGGATTCGAGTATTTCAGCCGTATGATAGCAGGTCACGGCATAGTAGATGCGCAACCTCCAACCATATTTCCGAATACCCAAATCCCTAATCTTCATCGGTCGTCTTCTCTTTTCCCGTACTTGCGCCAACTGCGGGCCAGCCTTCGCCGTTGTGCCCTGTTGAAACGCTTGTTTTCCAGTACATCATTCACGGCCCCCGCAAGTTCCTGATATTTATCATTCGGCAGATTGCGGACTATTGAAGCAATGTTTTTCATCGCTTACAGCATTTTTTCCCACAAAATGGGAGTTCCGGACCCGATGGTGTCGGCGTAGTATCGCGTGAACGGCATTCCCGGATAACCGTCTTCATCGTCGATGTAATCTTTGATGAACATAGCCAGGTATTGCTGATTGGGTATGGATGATCCGAAGTAATCGGAGATCGCCATATTGCATACATACACGCAATCGTATCCTTTGTCGTTTTTGAGTTCAATACCATACTGTTTGAGTAGGGCATCTACCTTTTCTTTGGTGTACGGTTCGATCTTCTTTCCGTTGCGATCCTTCATGCGGGATACCGCAAAGTCGCACATATTCTTGGAAAAATGCCATCCGTAGTTTTCGAGATATTCACGGAATCCTGTCGGGAATGCCTCGTGTGTATCTAATCTGTCCATAATTTTCAGTTTAAAAAGGAGAGGGGCACGCGGCCCCTCTCGCCGGTTTAGCGCCTGCGATAGCGGGAATAACGTCCCGTGCCTTTGACCCCACGGCGTTCGCCGTATCCGTCATCGTCATCATATCCATCGCGGTCATACTCGTCGCGTTCGCCGTAGCCACCGCGCCCGTACCCGCCACGCTCTCCGTAGCCCTCACGACTTTCGCGGCGCTCATCCTCGCGCCCCTTTCGATATGCGCGTTCGAGCTCCCGCTCCATCTCCTCCTCGTGGCCGCCGTCAAAACCGCCACGGCCTTCGCCTATGATTCTCCAACCCATAGTTACTTTGTTTTTGCAGGTGTTTCAGTCTTAGTAAGGCTCCTCAGTTCTTCCGCCGTCGGAATTTTACTCAGACGTTCATTGATGCCGGCGAGCAGATTTCGCAGCTCCCGGTTCTCGGCTTCCAACTCTTTGGTGCGGGCAGCCTCGGGGTCGAGTTGCAGCAGTATCTCGTCATACGTTTCGAGATTGGCCTTATGCCTGTCATACGACTCGACAATATCGCGGCTCAACTGCTGGGCTTCCGTGATTGTGGGCTTAAGCCCCTCACGTGAAGTCGCCACGGTAAGCCCGTCCTTCGATACAATGTCGGCCAGCAAGGGTACTCCCCACGGTTCGTTACCGTCGATGGTAATGTTGATGAACTGCTGCGTCGGCGTGAATTGCCCCTGCTTGGGAGGCGGGAAATACGGCGCCGAAACATCTTTTACGACCGCTGTGTAATACTTCGGTTTCTCCCTGTTGTCGAAGACGTAGACTAAGGAGCCTTTTTTCAAGTTCTGAAACATCTTTGGTTAATGATTGTGAAAGTAGGGGAGAAGGATCACTCCTCCCCGTTCTTTCGGTTTCTACTTCGATTTTGCCGCTGCCGGCGTTGCTTCGTCATTTGCTTCCGCGGTCCCTGCCGTAGACTTCACTCCCAGCAACCGGAATGTTCCGGCGCATTTGTTGAAATATACCAGGTGTTCGGTGTAAGCACTTGCGTCACCGCTTGCCGTCGGATTCGTGATGTCGCTGCCGATGGTCTGCATTCCCTTGTTATCGACTACCGGAACTTTGGACGTTCCGGTGATCGTGTTAGGGGACGTTACCGTACTTCTTGCCGACCCGGAGGCCGGGATTACAACATTCACGGCATACGCGCTCTCCTCCGTTGTGACCGGATGGCGAACCTTCCAGAGAAGAATTCCTTCCTGGGGCAAAGACCTCCATGCACAGGGGTTGAAACCGTAATCTACGGTCTGAGCCTCTGTAGATGCCTTGCCTGTCGTGGTGAGCGTATATATACCTCCGATGTCAATGCGAGGTACGAGTGCTCCTTGCGGTAAGACGACTCTTATATCTGCTTGGAAAGGATACATACTTGCCTCCTTTCTTTGCTAAAATAAGGTGCTTGCACACGCGGGAGCAGCCGCTACGGCCACGGTAGGCGTATTGCAGCAATTCGGGTTCTGCACGATGTACGCGGGAACCGGGCAGGGCGGACGCAGTTGGCTGACGATGTTAGCCGTCTGAGCCTGTTGCGAAGCGGCCAGAGCGAGGTTGCTGTTTTCCTGACGCAGCGTGTCGATCTTGTTTTGCATCTCGCGCATCTCGAGCTGGCAGAAGCGGTCGTTGATGATCTGCGTCTGAGCATCGATCTTGGCGCCGAGGATGTTGAACTGCGTGTTTGCCGAAGATTGCAGCGTGTTGGTCTGGTTGATCGTTGCGAGCTGATTCTCGTAGCCCATCTTCACGATATCCTGACGGACGTTGCAGCAGCATTCGGCGATCTGATTGCCGATCTGACAGCCCATCGACTGAACTGCGTTGATGATTTGCTGACCCGACATCCCGAGTTTGCCCTCGATGCTGCACAGCGTCGATTGAATCTGCTGCGTCGAGCAGTTGAGTGATGCAGCCAGTTGGTTGATAGCGGTGCCGTTGCCCTGGATGGCGTTCATCAGCAGTTCGCGCCCGGCGTCGCCGTTGAGCTGCGCCGGAAGGCCGTTCGCGCCATTGTTGCCGAAGCCTCCGAAGCCGTTTCCGCCCCAGCAGAAGAACAGCAGGATGATCCATATCCACCAGCAGCCGTCACCGCCCCATGATCCACGGTTGTTGTTGCCGTTCATCAGCGCGGCAACGAGGTTGGGGTCCATGCCTTTGTTTCCCATCATCGAGGAGACAATAGCGGCAATGTCGAGGCCGCCCCCGGAGGTGCCGCCGTCGAAAATATAAGTTTTGTCCGAACCCATAATATTTGAGTTTTACATTGATAACTATGCCTGCACACGGGGCAGGCTTCCCGATAGCTACAATGCAAAGGTGGCAGGGTTCGGCAGGGTAATCAACGTGATGATTCGGCGGTTATGCGTACTTTGTTCGCAATGCGTTCAAACGTCAATTCGAAAATACGTCCGCTTTGAGCGCGTCTATCCTCGAACTGCGACAACATCTTTTCGATGCCCCGGCGGGAGAAATTCATCATGCGTGCGATCTCACCGATGTAGATACCTTCGCGCCGTAATAGATGTACGAGTATGTAGCGCGCGTCAACCGTTTCGGCCGTGCGACAACACGAAAGGATTTGTTCAGGTGTCAATTCCGTTTCATTTGCAACGGTTTTGAGTATTTGTGCAAAAAGCTCTGTTTTACGCATCTCTTTCTCAAATATTTATTGTAAATTTGATGTACCACTAATGAAAAGCCATACACACCGGATCAAGGAATAGTCCTCAATGCTCGGTGCGTATGGCACACATTAGTGGTATAATGAAGAGTAGCGTTGGGGACTTTTTTATGCCCGTCCCCCAAGGCTATCAATTTATCGCCATTGGGCGAATCGTTGCCTTATTTGCACATATCCGGGGATATGCTGGCAGTTATAAGCCTCCCTTTCAAAGGAGATATTGCGATAGGCATTCCCTTTCATAAAGAGTCGCACGACCCACTCAATTAAGTAGCAGAGATAGAATCCCACATACAGCAGTTCTTCCATCTGCTCGGTATGTATCGCTTCATGATTGACTGTCGTTTCCGACAGCGGGCGATACTTTTTGCGGGCGAAGATTACCCCGAAGAGGTTGATGGCGGCAAATCCCGGGAATGGGATGATGTTGTTGTAAATAATCTTCATAGCGGTAATTATTAAAAATTCCACAGCACTACGCCCGCCTGCACCCCGATCGTCGGTTGCAAGCCTTGCAGCGTGTATCCTACACCCACCCCGGCCGTCACGGCGAACTTGCCGCGTTTTGTCACGGTTCGGGTAATGGTCCGGTTGTAGGTCTCGATCCAGTCCAGCCGGGGCGCCAAATCCCCGATAACAGGGCCCGACACCCGGGCATAGTAGGTAGAATCCCGGTATTCGAGTGTGCGCACCGGGATTTCCATCTGCACGCTGTCGGTGCCGTTCACAGCCTCGACAACCCGCACCACCGTATCCGAGGGAGCAAACAGCAGCTTCGGGACATTCACCGTCACCAGCTGTTCGGAAAAACCGTACGGCTGCGGCCGCTCGTAGAATACGGTATCGATACGCACTTCCGATCGGATTCCCACCGAGGCAGCTCCCCGGCGGTATCCCCATCCGAAGAGCAGCGCCCCGGCGACGAGTACGGAGAGCAGGTATGGAATCAGTCGTTTCATCCCTTGACGAACAAATCCCACCCGGCCTGCACGTCGGGCATCCTGGCATCGACGCCGTTTTCCACATACGACATCGCCGCAACGATAGGTACCATCACATCGCGGTTGGTCGTGGTGATCCGGCTGTCGGCAGGGACCCCCGAACGTTCGGCCACGGTACGGATATAGGCATCCGTGTGGTTCTCGTTCGACGGCGCCCAGCGTCCGATCATCTTGCGGATCGTGTCCAGTCCGTAGTTTCGCTGGTAGTTATTCAGCAACTTGAAAGCCGCCCGGTATCCGTAGGCTATTGTCCTGAATTGCGCGAAACGGCTGTCTTTCGACGGCACGATCTCGCCCTGCCAGGGATTGCCGCCCTTTGTCTTCTCGATGTTGAGCGGATTGTTGTTTCTAAGACCTCGTGTCATATTGATTTTATAAATTAGTTCCGTCCAAATACTTTTTGGCCTCTTCGACCGGGACCTGCATTTTTCGGGCGACTTCTCCGGCCAGCACTTCACGGAATATTCGCAGAAACGGCATTTTCGGGCTTACGATCAGCGCCGATCCACCCATCGACCAAAGTTCGACCAGACAGATCATGGTGCATACCGTCACCACTGCGATATGACTGTCCACACGTGTCATTCGCTCAATATGGGTAAAGCCAACAATCACCGAAGCATACAGCGCCAATTTGGACAGCATCCCATGCCGTCCGAGTTCGGAGAGCGCGAAATGTCCGCGTTTGATTTGGGCCGCAATGCCCCAGGCAGTATCAAGGGCCACACATACTACTACGGCATTGATGGCCATCTCATACCCAGCGAAGAAATTCACGATGAAAATGCCTACCGCAGCGATCCATCCATAAACCGTTTGGAACATTTCGTTCAGTTTGTAACCGATGTTAATGATTATTTCAGTCATCCGTGCCATATTATCCGATGCCGAGTTTAGTTTTCAGTTGAGCTATGAAGTCATCATCTGCAAGCAACTCGTCGGCCGACTGAACCCCGATATTATTACGTGCTACAGATTGCTGAGTATTAGTGATACTCTGCTCCTGGGCATACCTTACGCAACCAGTATCCGTATAATTATGTACTACAGTTGCTAAAGCCTTAGTATTTTTGTTATACGAAATGTAATACACATCTCGGATATCACCAATAGCTATGAATATTGCATCAGTCGAAGTCGTACGACCTTTATTGTAAATTGTCGGTAATATAAAATCATTAGGTGTATCAACTAAAATAATACCTCGGGCATTATTGATAACATTCGCCATCTTGTCCGACAGTGTGGTACCCAAAAGAGAGTACGGAAGTCTAACAAGATCAATACCTATGTTGCCCAAGGCTTTATTCTTATTATCATCAGAAACACTACTCTGATTACGATCAAAAGAAACCGCACTCGGATCGTATAAGTATGCGAAACTTGAAGTAATAACCCCGGTCGCCTCGTTGACATTCAAAGCCGTACAGAAACTGTTGCTGAACTGTCCGTAAAAACGACGGCTACCACCCGACGAGATAGAAAAATTATAGAGTAAGCCTGTCTCCTGCACCAGCAAAGCTGTAGCATTGAGACGAGTTGTCTTCTCATCGTCCGAAACAGCATCGGTAGAATTAATAGCCGATTGAGGAATTACATGTACTTTCCAGCCCAAATTCTCGAAAACCTGACTCTGCTGGGCTATGGTTAAATCCTGGGCCTCGTCGTAACGAACGAAGGATTCATCCGGTTCACCGGGTTCGCCTTTAAGACCCGAGAACTTGAGATCAATAGTTCGCTTTTCGGGGGTGCCACCCAATTCAATCTTTACGCTTGGAGTGCCGGTAGTGTTATCCACACTGGCCGTGGCGGACGTAATCTGGCCGGCCTCGCCCGGATCGCCCGGATCACCTTTGTCACCCTTCAACAAACGCTCGACGATTACTGTAACTTCCGGCGGCGTGTCCCCGTCACTCGGACCCTCCCACAGCTCTATATTGACGGTGCCGGGAATGGTGACATTCATCTCTCCGTCGGGGAAAAGGCTGTCGGGGGCGTCCGTCTGCAAATAGTAATGCAGGATTCCGGGGACCAGACGATGATGGTCTACAAAAACCATAATAGATTCATCGTCGAGCGGCGAACAGTTGTTGTATGTCGTCCCGTCAAACGAGGCAACATACATATTATATGACGGTGTGTTGGGCGTTTTAAGCCCTAAACGCCACGGATAATCGGGTAACTTGCCGTCTGAAAATGCGAATACAATACGGAAATCGCTGGCACAGTTGACGTGGCGAATATTGTCATCAGCCATGTTTATTCCTCTTTGCGTTTCGGAGATACTGTTTCGTACTCGTCGTAATCTTTTGCGAGTGCTTCGAAATCGTCACGGTGTTTCAGGTCTTGCGCGATATACCATTCAGCCGCCGGAGCCGTGATATTGTCGGCGGTATATACTTTGCCTTTGTATCTGAAAGCGATACCCCTCTTAAGGATGTATCCGCCGTTTTCCTGCTTGTTCATAGTCCGTAAAATTAGTATTGCCGCATCGTGATGACAGTTCGGGCACCGGGCGTTGAATGATGCGGTGAAATCCTTGCCCGTGATCTCCTCCCAATCCGCTCTGATAGCAGCCTTGTCGGCATCGGATAGAGAGGGGGCCGAAACCCTCTCTCTATACCATTCCTGTGTCTGCATGATTAGGCCGCTGCCGAACACAGCGATTCGAGCGCCGCCTTCGTCGTTGCGTAATCCGTCTTGTAGAAGAACAGTTGCGACGTCGGGGCTCCGGTCTCGGTAATGTTGCCTGTCCAGCCGCCGGTGTCCCCGCTCTTGTCCATGTTCAGGTCTACTCCGGTTGCGCCCTGCTCCCAGCCGATGACGACAAACGCTTGCTTACCTGCGTCGCCTTTCTCCATGTTCTCGTAAATGCAGACGTATTTGTCCTGCTTGAGCCCCATGATGGCGGCGGCGTTCTCCGGGCTGTCGGCCAAGAGGGTAACGGGCAGAACCTTGTCCCACGCGGTGTCGATGCTCGGGTTTTGGTCTGTGGAGGCGATCGCCGGGGTTTCATTCGACGGGTTCCGGATTTTATAACCCCGCTTGCCGGTCAGAGCCACGATATTAGTAATAACGAAACCTTCGCGAGTGGATTGGTCCCAGTCGATAGCATCCCGGGAGATGAAGTAATACCATTTTTCCACGCCTTTCGCGTGGGGCTCGTTGCAGTCGTTGAGAATGTCCCGCCCGAGCGTAGTGGTGCATGTTTGTACTGCCATTAGTTTGATGTGTTAAGTTAGACAAAGCACTTCGCGCTTATGGCAGATGCGGCCACGAAAGGGTGGCGATATGTATGTGTCGTTTCGTACATGATTCCGCGGCTTATATCCTCATAAGCGTTCGCGTCAAAGGTGCTAACCTTCGGCACATTGTGCAAGAATTATTCGTATTTTTTCCGTCCTAATTTTCCGAGGTTGTTTTGAACCTTGACCCGCTTCTGACCCTTGTTGATGTCAACCACCGAAACAATGGGCGCCGGCATTTCAAGCATAGCTTCACGGATCATCGCTTTCATCCCTCTCATTCCGTCGTTGCGCTGGGGAAGATTCGATACCTGGATAGCGTTTCCACCGCTTGCCACGTTCATGGCCGAGAGCATTGCGCCCCAGTCGTTGACAGCCTGGGCGGTCATCACGGCTTCGCCGTTGGATAACATTGCGGGGATGCTGTCCGAAGTTCCGGTGCCCGGGCCCGTGACAAGGCCGCCGGAGGCGTATTTAGGCGTTTGCGCCGAATCCGTTGCCTGTGTAGCCTGTGCAATAGCTGCCACTACCGAAGCAATACTGCTTGCAATCTGCACGGGAAGCAACCACGGAATGGAATACTTGGCAGCATTGGCGACAGCGCCCGCAATAGCTTGTGCCTGCTGTAACGCAACCTCGAATATGGCCAATGCTTTCGAAAACTCGGCATAACGTTCGCCCTCTCCGCCCAGCGCTTCAAACATTGCGGAAAAGGCCCCTGTCATGCCTGATAATCCGCTGAGAGTTTGCGCCGTCTGCCGTGCCGCTTCTTGCGCTGTGCGGTCCTGCTCCCGGGCGATGCTTTGTTCGGCATTTGCTATCTGCATACGGAGGTCAAGCCGTTGCCGCTGCAATTCCACATCGTCCCAGCCTAACCGGTTGACAAGCTCTTCATTGCTGGCTATATCGTCCAACTGCGACAGTTGCTCTTTGGCTATTGCAATAGTTTCTTTTGCCGTCCCTAAACTTCCGCCCGACAATGTGGCTTCAAGAAGCCTATTTTGATACTTTCGCGCCTGCTCTTCTAATTGCGATTCGAGCCCTTTGGTAATATCATTGTTCCCATCCTTGAAAGCATCGGCCAATTCTTTATCCAAAGCATTACCGATTGCCGTAATGTCTTTTACGATGGATTCCCGCGCGGCTTTTACTGCTTGGGCTCGCTGCTCCGCAAGTGTTATGCCTTTTTTTACCTTTTTGTTTACTTTATCATTGGCGGCCTCCTCAATACCTGCATTTTTGAGTATTTCAGATGCCGTATTTTGGCTTTCAACGGATACATTTAGGTATGCTTCGGCTTGGGCTTCTAAAGCACGGACGGGGGCCATTAATTCCTCTTCTTCGGCCTTTGTATAAGCTCGGTTTACTTTAGTAAATCCACCTCCAAAAGAGCCTCCGGCGCTTGATATTGTCGTCGTGTACCCTTTTTTTATTTCCTCCTCTACCTTTTGTTGCTCGATCAGTGCCTTTTCATAGGCTTCAGCGGCCAATTTCATCCCCGCAGCTGCCCGTGCTCGCATGCTTAGAGCATTTATAAAATCGCCCGTATTTGTTACAAGAAGGTTCTCTGCATCATTTACATTCGTTACCTTGACCCCGAGATCGTCGAATGCGTCTTTATTATCGACAATGAACTGCTTTCGCGCCTTTAGATCGTCCCCTAAAGCCCTCCATTGCATTTGCAATTCTTTCACTTTGGCGATTTGTTCACCGATGCCGTACCCGTCTTTCTTCAAAGCGTCATTCACCTTATCTTGTGCCTCGGCCATAGAGAGCGCCGCTTCTTTGGCCGTAAACAGACCTTTCACCCACGCCCCAATCTCTTTCCCGTAGGCCGTCAGCAATGTGATACCCACGACCAATGCCGTTTGCCAGGAACCAATAGCCGAAAGCACTTGTTTGAACACCGAAACTGTCGGCTTGCCCTCCGCTCGCAGCGCTTTGTTGGCCATACTTGCTCGGGTCAATTCGTCCGCAAACATCGGGAGGTTGTTTGAAATCGCCAGAAAGAACTGTTGAAATGACATCGTAAGTGATGGCATTTCTCGGGCGAGTTGCTGTACTTGGAACGTAAGCGGGGTAAAACCTTTAGCCGCGCTCGCATAGTTCCCGACATTATTCCGAAAGTTCAATAATGCGGCATTAGCCTCATTGACTTCGGTCTGCATATCGTGGATTTTGCTACTGAGTTCCCTCCCTTTCGCCGCTTTCCGTTCTTCCCCGCTCATCGCCTTGTATTGCGCCGTAAGTGCGGTAATTTTAGCATTGAGTTGGTCTATGGACCCCTCTTGTGCGATTTCCGATTTGATATTTGCCTGAATCTCCCGGGTGTAGGCCGACATCTCAGTCCGCAACGCCTTTATAAGTTGGGTTTGCTTGGCAACACCTTCGGAATCCCCCGCTTTCTTGAACTCTTGCAGTTTGACTTTTGCGGTGTCAATAGCCGCCGAGGCGGCCTCCCATCCTTTGATTAAATCCGAATATCTGAACTGGATATTAATGATCTTGTCGATAGTGTCTTGTGCCATATCTCTTCATATGGGTTAAATGGTTAATATAATCCGATTATATTTATAGTTGCAATTAAGCATTTTGTTTAACACTCACATTATAGGTCTTTATTTGGCCCAAAGCATCCGAATACTCCATAGAAATGGTCCCCAAACGCGGCACCCCTGTATTGTTGGCACTAATACGGCGCGTGGTTTGGGCCCTCGGCGCAAGGCTGATCGGGAGCCCAGCGTTGCTAATAAAAGAGGGCACAGAGACGATGCTGAGCGGTACATTCCCATTGTTTAGAATGGTCACGGTTTGAGCCGACGAGCTCCACGGCAAGTTCGGGTTAAACGCTATGGAAGGGATTACCGCTGCGGCCTGCTTCACGGTGACAGTGATGCTTATGGCGGGGTCTTCCTCCAGTTCCACGACGACGATCGCCTCCCTCAAAACCGACGATGGGTTGAGAATCGTGGCAATGCTTATGATGTCGCCCTGTATGTCCACGGAATCGATGGCGTCTCCCTCTAACATCTGAATCCGGGGCGTTCCGTTCGTCGCGCAGGTCAGCTCGATCACTTCCCCGTCCGCGGTGGCGTCAATGCTGAAATCAGAGCTGTGTCCATTGAGCGTCAAATAATATTGCTTTTGTTGTTGGTCTGCAATTGATTCTTTCCACTCTGTTAGTTTATCACCTCTTTCGAGTTGCGCCATTCGGAATGCTACCACGGTCGTAGAAGTAGTGGGATTGGCATACAACACGAATGCTGGATTGTATTTCACAGCTTTTTGGTAAGATGACAATCTGATCCATTTTCCGGTCATCGTTGAATCAATTATGAATACGAATCCTTCGGAGTTCTCTAATCCGATACGGATTCCGACGGGTTCATTGGCCCACACGTAGGCTGAGGCCATATAAGACGATCCTTCGGCAATCTGATTGTCATCGAATTTACCCAGTTGACAGAACGCGCCATTAAGCACCCTGAGTTCTGGATTTCGAACTACAGCGCATTTGTATCCCTCGAATATTTCAGTCGATACAGAACGGAATTTACCCCATACACCGCCTTCCGTATCGAAAGTAATAGATTCCGAGTCGTTAAGCAGGTTTACCCCATATCCCGCTCTCAACTGCGATATGCTCACCTTGCGGTTGACCCAGTAGGCTTCACCAACTCCCAGAATAACGGGATCGTAATCAATATCTGCGTCTGATGTGTTTTGAGGAACTTTTATAGTGAGCAACATCGTGCCGTCTTCGGCAGTTTGAAGCGTCACCGTCAAACGGCTGTCTTTCGAAACCACATAGGGCGTACCATTCGACTGAACACTATACGTAATAGTTGTTCCGGCAGATGTTATGTCGGTCTTGCTTTGGTCGGCGTCCTTACCGTCCAAATACAGGTAGTAGTGGGCAGGCACAACCCCGTCTACTTTCAATTTCAGCAGTTGGCAGTCGCAAATGCCGTCCTCGCCCGTTTCGACCGAATAGATGGCGAATATCTGCCCGAATTGGGCGATATATACCGGCTTCGTGTAGTCGAGGTTATAGAGATCGAGAGCTGTGAGTTTTGCCCGGACGGTGATGATCCGGAGGCGGTCAACGACTTTCTGATAGGAGGCGTATCGGGTCTTCACGATGCCATTTTCGCCGCCGAACTTCATCCACGGGTCGAAACGCCCCGTACAGATGGCAGAACTGTTATATGTCTGATCGTCTTTCCATGCCAAGATACGCGGCGAACATTCCGAGTAATTGGCGCCTCCTTTGTCGTCATCCTCATAGATCGGTACAACGGCGCAATTTACCCCGTCCGTGGTCGCATTTTCCGACGCCGAGAAAGGCAGCTCTACAAGCTCCGCTTCTTTCTCGATGTTTTCGTTCCGGATCGTGATGGTGCCGTGCGTGTCGGTCTTTACATCGTCGTCGTTGTCGTAGTCAAGAATATTGCTTTGCGCGAGGTCATCAATGGTGAAAACCGAAGCGTCGGGCATATCCACCCGGTGAATATCATTCAGAATTACCCGGTCACTCCAGTCTATGATGTCGTTTTTCTGAACATTGGCGATTATGTCGTCGATGCTTATCAGCTTTATCGTGTTCGGGTTGTCTTTGTCCGCATAGGCGAACAGTCCCTGCATATTCATCATGGCGAGGATAAAATCGCCCTGGGAGATGTCGGGAAGATTAGGCGCAACAAAAAATTTAGTAGGGAATATTGACTCCCATTCGGTGTTGTATGTAACCAGATACCCGGCAGATATGCTGATAATATCGCTTGTAAGATTCGTGCGAATATGAATGTCGCCAGACCCTTCTATTTCCAGATGTATCGGAGCGAATACGAAATACCCGGATTCCTTTGTGTAATTGCTGTATTCACCTTGCAATTTGTCGTCAAGGTATATGGATAATATAAGAGTATTTGCGTCCGGCCATTGGCTGGCGTTCACTTTGAAATCACCGGTTATTGTATCGCTGTCGCCTACTATATTTAATATATGGGTTCCTCCCGGTAGTCTAAAATACAATTCGCCAGTAGTTCCCACGTAAAGACCATGCTTATCATACGAAAATCCATAAGGCGTTATTTCATTTCGGAAAAAACTTGTACTTGAACGCGTAGCCTCTATTTTTGCCCCTTCTTCGCCTGTATTTTTCGACACCAGCGGCACAATGGGCGGCAGCGTTAAGGTTCCATACAGCCTTTGGTAATCCTCGATGGTGATTCCGTGTGCCTGCTGAATGCTGTACAGTATCCGCCACACATCAATAGCCGGATGTAGATATTTGGGATTGGACAGCCCCATTCCGAAATCTATGCCCCAAAAGGCTACACTCGGATAGCTGACCACGCTGCCGCTCGGGGCCGATCCCTTTTTGAGTATTGCCGAGTCCTCGTTCCACTCGATGTAATCCTCCCCGGCTGCCTCCAGCTGGGGCCCCAAATCCCGCAGATTCGCGTCGAACAAAGGCTGGAAATTGTCCGCATTGCCCCACGTGAGGGTCACGTTGATAGTGTCCGCAATATCCGTAACCACGGCGAACCCCTGCGTGAACAGCGGCACCCCGTCCTGATACAATGCCGCCGGAAGGCGTACATAGGGAGCGTCGGCATCCACATCCGGGCGGGCTGCCTGACCGATAGCCCGCATATTCGTAGGCGTGGGAGGCAGCGCGATGTTATAAGACCGGTTCGACTGAATGCTGTCGAGGCTCGAAAAGATCGGACTCTGATAAAGCAGGGTTATGACCTCGTCACTCGACAGGTCGCACAGAATATCGTTGATATAAAGTTCGTAGGTCGTCATAGGTTGTACTCGCGTTTTACGACTTCAATAACCAGGTCTTGCATCGGAGCTCCGCTGTCCTCGGCCTCGCTGTCCTCCATAGAGCAGCGTACCCAATCGGAAAGGGTAGTATCCCACATCCACACCGCCTGGCTTCCGATGATGGTTTTGCACATCTCGTATATATCCCGCTCGACGATTCGACTGTGCAAGGTGTATCGCTTGGTCAGGGTCTTGTTCTGAACCTCGAAAGGCTGGAGGGTTTCATCGAGTTGCGTATAGGTGGAATCTACGGACATTTCGTCGGTCGTCATCTCGGGGGTCCATCGGTATACATACGGGATACCCGATTTGTCGATCCATTTGAGGAATACGCCGTTTGTGCACAGGTCAACTTTTACGGGGATAGATATAGACATCTCGTCCCCTGCGTCATATAGTATAGAAGCCATCAAAGCTGTTGGCGTATAATCCAAATCTTCTACAGACACAGGGTCGAATTCAATATAAGGCCCAATCTCTTGGGCGAATGTTAATTGCCGTTGGGGATCACTCAATGTAACGGCATTGGACGCCGGGACGAATACGGTTTGACGAAACATTCCATAAGGATATATGACTATCTTTTTCGCCGCCGGGTAGTTGGTGGCGTTCGTGTCGCCTTTGGCTTCCACATTGAGCGCCTTGATTTCGTAGTCGGCATATCCGACAATCGGACGCGATGAGTATCCGACACCTCCGCCCGGATAGGAGGCGTTGAACATCACGACAATACCTTCGCCGTACTCCTTTACCAAAGACTCGCACACCGCGCCGATGGGGAATATTGCGACGCCCCGATCATCGGTTTTGCGGGCAATAGTTATCTTGCTGGCATCCTCGTTGGCCACGTCGTAAACTTCGAGGGTTACATCTTGATTGTGCATGGCCTCTTCTAATGCCACCTTGACGTATGCGTATCGGCTTTTGGTGCAGAAAAAAGTATTAGGCACCGTTATTGAATTATCCCCTCCCCAAATAGTTTTCATATATCTATCGTCGCATCTAATAGTTTATAAATGGAGGTGTCGAGCTCCTCCGTGATTCTTTCGCTGATCCTTTCGACAACTTCGGGCAGCAAGTCTTTCATGATCTCCGTTCCGCCGCCCTCCTGATGGAGTACGTTTCCGTGATCCCATACGCTCGAAGCAACGCCATACGCATTTATCGATCTTGGTTCGAGATTCCACCGCGATTCTTTGGCTCGCGCCCACCGCTCGATGGCATTCAGAAAGGCCCCGAAACTGCCGAACTCCTCCTGCACGTCTTGCGGGGAACTTCCCTCGTCGATATTCTTGATGCCTTTGCGCCCGACAAATGAGACCGTAAGTCCGCCGTTCGTAGATTCATGGATGGTTTTAAGGCTTTCGGCCGTCGCTCCGGTCGTTTCTTCCGGAAGCCCCAACGCGTTGACATCGGCGCCGCTGTTGGTCCTTTTGGTCATTATGTTAAAGGCGATCTGTTCGGCCAGCGGACCGAACTCGTCTTCGCAGATGGTGATAATCCGCTCGGGGCTGAACACCTCTTCTATTTGCCGGATGGTGGGCATATCAGCAGATGTTATAGGTCATCGTAGCGCTAAGGGTTACGCCGGCCACCAATACATCGAATTTGCCGTAAAAAGGCGTTGCGTTGGAAATGAGCTCTACTTCAACCCCCATCGACCGCAACCGGTTGATAAATGCAAAGGCGCGTTCTTCCATCTTCTCGACAATGGGCTGCACCTCGGTCTCTGTGTCCGGTTCTGCTTTTCCGAGGGCATCGCAGAAGTAGAGCTTGGTGGTCCGGCTCCGCGTGTCCGACATCCGTGTTTCGGAAATCGTCTCGTTGAACTGCCGCAGCAATACGGGGTATTGCTTTACGTCATCCATCAGATAATTAGCTTCGGCTATCCGGGCGTACATATAGGAGCACAGTCCCTCCGCCTCGGCGCATTCTCTGAATATCTCGTTAATGCTTTTTTTCATCGTCCCCGTCTTCCGTTAGATTTGTTCGCTTCATAGATGGCCCGCTGTTCCATGTTGTCGCACTTGCATGCCTCGAATGCTTCGTATACTGTTGCCCACGGCGTATTCCATGCTTTATTCATATCTACGGCGCCGTTCATGATCTGGCAGTATTTCCGGCATACGGCGACAAGTCCGCGATTGGGTCGCTTGACACGCGCTTTCATCTCGGCGGCCGTGAGGGGCATTTCCAGCTTTTTCCACGATTTGCCGATACCTTCCAACCCTTTTTGTATGGCAATGAAATAGCGCTGGGCACGGATGAACCGGAGGCGTCCGATTTGCTCCTCGTCTACGCTGAACCCCGCGTTCCAGTCCGGATTGCCGTCAACGCCTATGCGGTTGAACTTCACGAGCCCGAGCATCACACCGAGCACGATGCAAAAATATTCGTATGACGGTTTACGGGCTTCTATGGCGTTCAGTTCGCCCATAGTGATGTCGGCAATGTCACGCACGGGCAGCCGTTTGTCGAGCCGCATTCGGCGTTTCATAGGCACGAACTCCGGCTCCGGAAGGTCTTGGATGGCTTTTACGATACGTTCGGTACCCATGCTGAATAATGCACGGTTGCGCATCACAACATCACTAACCGTATCTTTGGGGGTTATCTTCATAGGTTGTAAGTATTGATCGGTTCGAATATCTCCGCGTCAAAGTCCGGGCACAGCTCCACATCATCGACGATGCGGATGATCTCTCGGCATTCGTCTACCATATCGTTCCACACGCGGACGAGCCGATGCGTCGGAGATGTCCGGGAGCTGCTTTCGGTGTTCTTCAGCTTTTCCCCGGCAACGGTGTTGAATGTCATATGGTCGCGCGAATAGTAGAAATAGACATATTTGGCAATTACGGATGTCCCCTCGTCCGGTTGGGCCAGCATCGACACAATAGCCGGGTAATCCTCAATATTGTCGGCGACATCCGACCCCAGAAGCATTCGCAGAAACCGAGGCTCGTATTTGGCGATATATGCCTGAATATCGCTTATGATTTTGGGGGCAGGTCCGGCGGGTTTGCCGTCGCTCTTGGTCTCTATTCCCGCAATATATGTCTCGGGATAGGTAAAGTATCGTTCGTCTATGAGCATAGTTGTAATAACAGAGGGGTACCAAACGACACCCCTCTGCCTTGCGTCTATTTGTCAAACTTAGGAAGTCCTCCGGGGCACGTTGCTTTGCCGGCATCCACGAGTTTGCGTGCGTGTCGGGGATGCACCTCATAGATGGCGCCCTTGGGCATAAATTTGCTGGCGCCAGTACCGACGATTTTTACCTTTTCGTCCAGTTTGATCTTTTCTCCTTTTTCCATGATATATAATATTTTGAATGTTTGTTATCAGGCTGCAACAGATGCAGGTTTCTCGATGGCCGCCAGCACGGTTGCAAAGTCTGCATACACCAGTGATCCAGCGTCGATGGAGTTCTGATAGGAGTGCAGACGCATCTCGGCGATGACCGTCACTAGGTTCTTGCGGAAGTCGTCGTTTTCTAGCCCGTATTCCAGGCGCAGGTTTTCGTAGACACGCAGCATCCATCGGGATGTATCCATCAGCAGGAACTTGCCTTTTGTGATATTGGCGGTTTCTACGATGGTGATTCCAGAAATCAGGGATTTCATCTCGGTAGTGAGATAGTGCCCCGTGGTGTCCTTCGTCAAATCAATCATGGCGTTGTCCACGGGATTGATAAACAGCGTATCGGGTCGGAAGTTGAGCATCCGAAGTTGCAGAACTGCGGCGCGGATGGCGTCGGCGTAGTTCGGGTTCTCCACTTTGTCGTCGAGGTCTGAGAGGGTATATCCTGCGGCGCCAACGGTTACGCCTTTGATTTCGGCACCCGCCCCGGTTCCGGTAAGAACCTTCTCATTGACAACAGACATTAAGTCCTGACGGAGGAGGCGGTCGATCTCACTGCGCATGAAGGGCGCATCGGTCAACATCTCGGTAGAAACCTTGCACGAAACGGCGACTTTCTTGGCCGTGGATGTTTCGGTTTCATACTCCCAGTCTTTCAGCGGTTTGAGGGCACCTTCGGCGACGAATGCTGCGCCTCCCTCACCGTCTACGCGGTTAACCCATACGATGTTGGGCGATGACGTGGACCCCTTCACGAGACGTGAATAGATCGCATCGGGTTCGCTGGGCGCCGCGTGGATGGTGCGGTCGATTTCGACATTCCAGATGTCGATAGCCGGTTTGGCGTTAGTCGTCGTCATCAGTGCGGCTTCTTTGAGTTTGAGCTCGGCACCTGCCGACTGCCCCTTCATTACGGCGTCGATGTTGTCTTTATTCTCAATGAATGTCTTGATCTGAGCATCCAATGATTCGCCGGGCTTGTTCCCCGCATTTTTGAGCATGGAAAGGGTTTCTCCCTGCGCTTTCATGGCGTCTCGGAGCTCCTGGACGCTTTTAGCATCGGGAAGCGCCTCGATCTTTTCGTTGAGAGCTTTATATTTTGCTTCGAAGACATCGGCGGGAACCATACCTCCCTTTACTTCGTTAGCGAACTGCTCCAACTCTTTTTTCAGTTCTTCGTTCATAATTTCTTTTTTTTAATGGTTTGTAAATGAATGGCGTAAAACTTCAATGATTCCTTCGACGGTGGCGCTGTCATGAGGAGCCTGCTTGCGAATCTCTGCAAGACCTTCCTCGATCTTCTTTATGAGGCATTCGATTTTTCGGCCGCCTTCGTCCGAGAAGTCGCATTTACGAAGGAGGTTGTTGAGTTGTTCTTGATATGCAATGATGTCATCGATGGTTTTCAACCCCTTGACATCAAGGGCCGGGGTAAACGGATTGCACCCGGCGAATACGGTGCTGTACTCGTATTTTAACTGCAACTCCGCGATGTCGTCGCCTGCAATGTTGTCGTTATGATTTTTCCGAAGTACGCGATAGCAATATGAATGCTCTACTTGCCGTCCTTCGTCCGCACAATGCTTGTAATATTCGAATGCGTCATGCCCGGCAGTCTTGCCGAGAATCAACTTGCTTTCGACAAGGGCGTATTCATCCGACTCCCAGGCTTTGCGGGGAGTCCCCACTACGTGATCGAGGTCTTGCTTATGGTCAATGCAATGTTTGATGCGGGACATATCCTCTAACGACTTGGCAAAGGCGCCTTTGCGCACGATGTCTCCGGCGCGGTCTTCCTGATCGAACTTGGATATGGCGATGGTCACAACGCCTTGATCGCGTTTTATGTCGTCAATAGACCCTTTGAATGATTTTATTTTGTCTTCCATTAGATCATGTATTTTTGAAGTTCATTTTTGGCGTCTGTTAAAGACATCAATCCGGATTGTACGGCGTGATCGAGTGCCGACACAAGCGAAACCATACCAGCCGCTTGCTGTCTCTTGGCGTCTTGGAATAGTTCCAGGTGGTCAAAGAAAGGCTTGATGGCGAATCCTTCATTTCCGTATATTCTGTTAAGCGCAAACATAATGTTGCGGGCGGAAGGGATTATATCGTTCGTGTAGAATTCCATCTTGGCTTCCCCAAAATTCGAGTAAGTACTTCCTTCCACGTCGAGAAGGATGCTTGGAACCTGATATGTGTAGGCAATATCCTTCTTACAATTGCGTTGAACGTCCGTCAGCCCCAGATCGGAAATAGTCGATGAAATAGGCACATAAGATGCTTTGAAGGCAGTTATAGCGTATTTTAGCCGCCCTTTAATAACACCGTACTTATTTAATCCCTCTTCGAGTTCTTGCTTGTCTTTTTTCGTGAATGGAGATGATAATGTGGTTGTTGGGTCTTCTGACATCAGCGAAATAATGCCGAGCATACCCCGATTAACCAACAATTCATTCACGGCATCATAGGAGGATATGAAGGTGTTGATCGGGTATTGAAGCGACTCCATCCGAGATATAGCCCCGCCCATCCGGTTAAGCGAGTAGGTTGCATCGTTGACGATAAACATATCGTCTTTGTCGATTATTTTTTGATAGCCGCTGCCAAGGGTTATAGTGTAATCTTTTACGTCTGCATAAGGCGCGAATGTCGCCTCTATGATGGTTTGTTCATTTTCTGTAACCATCAGATTAGGCACGACGTATAGCTCGAAATCATTCTCGAATCCAACAGGAGCTATTTTGACGATGTAAGCCTTGCCGAATATCTGCGAGAAAAATTCGACCATGCACACAAATTCAGAGAGGGTTTGGTATTTATTGGGCTTTTGCATCCTATTCAATGCTTCGGGCTTCTCAATATCGTTTCCTTCGTCATCCTGGGGCCAGTAGCGAGCATCGGCTATTGCCGAAACTTTCTTAGTGACTATGGATGCCAGAATTGAACATGATGCGAAAGCTGCGGCTTGTCCTTCGGGCGTTGAAGTGTCGATGCTTCCGGAGCGATTGCCAAATAAATTCAATACATCTCGGACATTGAGATTCAATGACCTAAATGGGTTTTTGTCGTTGCCGCATTTGGCTATATTGACATTATATCCGAAGAACTTCATGCTGCGATATAATTTCGGAACACCGTCATCACGACGTATCGAGCGGCGTCCCAGAGGTGATTATTCTTGTCTACGGGTTTATTGATCGTGATTCCGTTTACCGCATCCCATACATAAGTGTTGGCCTCATTGCGCATGTTTTTGGTCTTGACACAATGGATATGGAAATTCTTCATATAGGAGATGCCCGTAGTGATGCTGTCCTGGAATTTCTTGGCCTTGATAACACTCAGTCCGCGCATCTGAAGCGACTTGACCATACCTTCGGGATTCTTGGCATATTTGTCTGCGCTGTCGGCAATGGCATATCCTTCGGAACCGAGGATCGGTGCTACAATTTGATAAAGCAGGTCGGGATCATCAACGGGTGAATAGAATAGCTCATGCAGGAAAAGGTCCCGGCCACGAACTCCTACATGGATAATAGCCGTGGGATCATTGGTAAATCCGAAGTCAATACCATATGCCGTATATTCCAAATCGTCCGGAAATTCGTCGATCCAGTCTATATTGGGATAAACCAAACCTTCTTGCGCGGCCCGCTCGCCGAGGCCGTACACTTTCCATCGAAAATCGTCGGCGGTTCCTGCTGCAATGTTCTCGGGAGTGGGCTCGTAGCTTTCGATGGTCTGACGAACGCTGGGAGGACAGAAAGGGTTGTCCTTGTAGGTGGTTTTGGTAAATATCGTGTCGGGTTGGCCTTCCATCTCAAAAACCCAATGCTCGGTGTATTTAGGGTTCCAGTCACCGATAATCATGGTAGTGCAACGCATCGTGATATTGTTGAACTGCGCCTTGGAAATATCGTCCAACATCTCATTGAAATAGATAATGTCGCAGTCATGACCCTCTTTCACGTCCATTTTGTCGAGACCGCGAAAACGGATAATGCTGTTGCCGATATGATACTCGGGAAGAATCTTCTCGCTGTGCATGCTGTCGGGATCATAAATACCCCGTGCCATAAGCTTTTTCTTGAAATCGTCGAGGGCCTTCTCCTTGCAATCTTGCAATGTGGCTCGATAAACATATATCTTATAGGCGCGATCTCCTATGGCGCATATATCGTATAGGAAATCAAACGTGTCGAATGTTTTGCCAGAGCGCGAACTTCCTTCGTTGAAAACACGCAGGACAACACCTGTGCTGCGATACTTATGGAAAAAGTACCACATGATCTTATAAACCTTGCCCCGATATGTCCGTGCGTCAATTTCCATCCTTATGAATAGGATTGATGGTTTGCTTGCCGATGGACTGAATGATCGATGCGGCGGCTTCGTCTACGGTGAAAGAGATCGCCGGCGCTTGCTGGATGTCTTTGCCGTTGGTGGTTACGTCTTGACGGTCGGCCAGGTGAAGGACACGCGACGCAATTGTCGGGTTGTACTGCTCACACATAGCACCCTCCAACTGATCGGATTCGATTCGCGCGCGCACGCGTGCACACACGCTCAAAAATTCATCCTGCTTTTCGTATTCCCGGAAAGTATTCTCTACAATATCCGCGAACACGCAGAATCCTACAAGTGTCAGCGGTCGTTCGTAAGGTACGGGAATAACAGAGCCGTCGGCCAATACCTTGTTGCTGTATCGCGGATTCGCTTTCACCCATTCGACATACTCTTCAAACTTGGCTTCAAGAGCTTCGGGGGTATATGCACGAGGACGGCCTACTTTGCGTGCGGGCTTGTTGTTTGTCGTGGTCTTAGTCTCTTTAGCTCTCTTTGCCATAGAAAAAAGGGTCTGCGGCCGGATGAATAGCCACAGACCCTTCCAGGAAACCTACTACCAACAACGTGTCCTTTCGTCGTTAAGATTCGCGGATGCTACCGCTCGCCTTGTCTGTGGGCTATATCTTCATAGCCTTACGATGCAAAGGAGCCAACTCTCGGCACATTATGCAAGAGTTCGACGAAAAATTTTCATATTTTTTTGTGGCCAGGGGATTGATGGGGTGAATTGTTCAAAATGTTTGTGTTTTTCTTAGGATGTAAGTCTATTTTAAGGTGGTTTATTGTTCAATATGTACAAAAAAATCCCCGAGCTCATGGCCCGGGGATCGATGGGTGTTTGGTGTTATCGCTATTTATTCATGTAGTCAATTAAATCTTGCGCATTGCATCCCATTGTTCGTAGATTGTTTTTGATGATACCTATTGGGATTGGATTTATATGCGTCTGAAATATGACAGGACGAAGCATTCCTTTCTTGTACCATTTTTCATGGCCGCCTTTTGTGTCGATATACTCCCACTTCTGGAATTTTAAGAACCGACGAAAATCCGCGATGTCAATATTCGATAAAGCGCCCATTATGCACAAGGAAGCGTTATATGCTCTCGAATGGTTCTATATGCTTTATTATCGACAATATCGGCCAATTCGCTACTGCGGGCGATAAGGTCGCTTGTCTTAGGCGGTTGTCTTTTCTCCCAGCCATAGGATTCGAGCAAGGCGCTCAATGTCCCCTCCGATATAGCATATTTTAATATTTCTTCGAGCATGATCTCAAAAGACTGTCTTGCCTCTGCCTCGTCGTTTCCATATCCGAGGATGTCGAGAGCTGCACAATAGGCATAATGGATGCCGTCCTCCTCGTAGAGAATGACGGATAAACTAACGCTTATGCCCGTGCCTTTCTTCATTGGATAACGTCCGTTAAACTGTTGTGCTTTCATTGTTGAGTTGGTAGGTTTCTATGCAAATATAACATTTTCCATGCAAATAACGCGCAAAGGTAGTGAATTATTCTACACTTTGGGTAAAAACGCCCCGGCAGAAGTCGGGGCGGGAGTGGGGAGGGTGGGTTACCAATCTTCTACATCTCCGCCTATTATACCTTCGTTTATAGCTTTCTCTAATTGATTCTTCATAGCTATCATGTACATACAGCAAGCGCAATACGCTTTGGCGCCAGCTTTTCGAGATAATCCAGCAGCGGCATCGACAAAGGGATAAACCGTTTCTGGCTTGCAAACATTCATTGATGCTGAAACATTCCCTGATATAGCCCCCGCAACACCCCCTCTGTTTACTGATTCATATTCTTGAATGGTAGTAATAAGTCGAGCCCGACCGTCTTTAATATCAATACGAAAGAGGACAGAGGCGCTAATTTCATAATTAATTGCAAATCCAACTTGTTCTGCAATGTTTTTCAGATAGCCTTTCGCAAGTATAACCCCCGCATCCTTTTCATTTAATTGAATTACAGATTTCCCCGAATTAAATGTGTTTACGAACCATGAATTAGTTTGAATATATATCTGATCTTTGGATAAAGATGGTGCTTGGATGATGTTAATCATTGATATGTTGCCGTTTTTATCTATTCCGGCAATTTGATCCCTAAAAAATATTGCTGCGCCTAAATAATCAACCACCCCGTCCCGACTTCCGTCTAATGCGTCTAAAATGTCATCATACCCGTTTTTATGATAGGAAACGCTTTCAAAAGAATTAATATTCATTAGCCTTTCGAAAGCCTGCGATTTCATTTTTTCGCGCTCTGCGGCAGCCGTTGCTTTTGCTTCTTGATTTAACCGATTCGATTCCAAGTTGTCAATTTGTTGTACGGACTGACGCCCATATTTATCAATAAAATCTTTTTTGGGTCGATACGATTCTGTATCCGGGTCAAAATAAAGCCGTTCCCCTTTGTGTATAATCACCAGACTCGCAACATTATGTGCGGTGATTATTTGCTTCGCCCTTTCGAGATCATAAGGCGACTTTGCACCGGCGGTATAGGTTGAAAATATGGCAATAATAATAAATAGAAGTTTCTTCATGGTATAAATATTTTATTGTACAATTTACCCCTCCCCGAATACTCGGAGAGGGGCATGATTTTATTTTTAGTGCTATTATGTGTGTGCTTTGGCATACGGTTCCGGCTCTCCTCCGGTAGGCATTAGTCTAATTAGAACACCCTTAGCCCTCTTTTTTTAGGACGATTTCGCCCTTGTTTTTAGCCCTCTCTTCTCGGAACAAGTCAAGTAATACCCCGTTTTGCCGGATTAGTTCCTCGTTTTGACGAAGGACTTGGTCTAAATACTTCTTCATAGTGCTTGAATTATTTAAGTCAGCGTTCGAAAGTGTTGAATCTTCCCCTCCTTGACTGACGGGTTGATCGGTATTTTTGAGCATTGACCCTTCGCCGGTCAATAACCAATTTTTGTTTAGTGTATTGTTTAGGTTGCATAAACGCACGACAAAATCTTTCGGCCTTTTATCTGGGTTGTTGACTACTTGGGAGAATGCGGATTTATTGGAATAGCCCATTAGAAGACCTATTCCTTCTTGAGTTTTAGCAATGCCGCTACCTATAAGCCATTTTATGGCTTTTTTTATTCTCTCAGTCTCAGTCATTTATAAAATGTGCCTAAAAATAGTTTGCTTTTTGTTTGGATGTATACTAAACAAAGTTTATATTTGCATTGTGGAATTGAACTACACCGCAAAGGTAAAGAGTTCTACGCCGCAAAACAATGTAAAGATATATAAAAAAGATTGGAATAACCAAATCCGAAAGGGCGAAATAGTGTGCCAATAGGGTTTATGCAAAACAATACTGAAGTATCAACCCAACAACCATTAATATAAACGAAATATATGCAACCATCTCACAAACCGAAAAGAACCTCGATATTTCGACGCGTGAAATTATTTTGCATTCGCCGTCAACGATCAAAGCGTCGTCGGCAGGAATCAAAAGTGTTTCTTTTAAGTCATCAAATCGTTCTTCGATTCTGTGCATTACCTGACTTGTGGCGCGAATATTTTGATACAGAGCGGCCGAAAGAGCAAGCAGACATATTCCGTTCAGCAATACTGTCGCAATGCTTATCCAATATGTACAATCCGGATAGCAAGCATGTATGCCACCCGGATTGCCCGATATGGGCCGCCCTAATGAGCAAACCAAAGTCAGAATAGTAGCCGACGCAACAAACATAGTGGAGTGGACGCGGTATTTCCATACGGCGAGCTCGTCAAAGTAGGCGTTACGGTCCCTGATAAGTGCATCGGCGTACCTGATAACGAGTTGGCCCCGCGGGCTTAACGGTTGCATGATTAGTTCTTTGAAGTCAATTTTTTGAAATATGGAAAAACAAGCAAGCAAACATTCGACAACGACCCTCGCGGAAACGATGGAACGGGTCAAGGAATGGGGGAATGACCTCCGTCAAGAGCAACAGAATATTGGCGACAAGAAATTGACGCTTACATTCTACTCCATTTCAGCCGACACGCCGGAAGAAATGGCCGAACTAATAGCTCGCGAAAAGGCCGACGGAAACAAGGTAAGCCCGTTAATGGCCGTCGTATGCAAGCAATTAGAATGACTTGAAAAGGTCGTTTAATTGGTTTGCGATCTCGTCAGCGGCGGATTCTTGGGCAATTTCGGCAGCTTGTTCTTGCAAGGCGTCGGCAAATTCATCGCAGCACGGGTTGACGATTTGCAGATTGCCGTTAGCCCAAACTATAGTCGGACGACATCCGTGGACGGGGCAGATTTCAGCGGATAGTTTCTCGGTGATCCGGGCGTTGATGTTGTCGGTAGATAGTTGTTTCATGGTTTTACAGGTTCTTTGAAGTTAGGTTTTTTATGGTTTCGGAAAGGTTCTCGATGGTGCGCTGCTGGGAAGTTATGACCGCCAAGAGGTCGGAAACCGTGGGAGCGGGGGCGACATTGGAGTCGTCGATAACGTAATCGTCAATGTCGGCATATCGACTGCATAATATGTCCATATGCTCAGGCGTAAATCCGTCGCCGTTCTTCTCCATTCGAGAAATGCGGCTTTGATCCATTCCCAACATATTTGCAAGTGCCGCCTGTGTTAACCTTTTGTCTTTTCGAAAACGTTTGAAATCAATCATATACAAAGGGACTATTAAAAAACCTATAAAAATATGAGCATAAAATTTGCATAATTAAAATAATATGTACATATTTGCATTGTGATACACGGCAAAGGTATAGTTACCTACCGATTATTAAAATGTAAAAATATACAAAAAAACGATAATAACAATGAATCATTCACAAGAAGACATCGAGCGTTGCGCCTTTGTAAAGGGTTACAACGTTATCCGCGCCCGGAGAAAAGGCCGGGACCTTGCCAGCATTGCTATGGATGAGATCAGCCAGGCATTGAAAGAAGGCGGCCTATGCGACAAAGCGTTCCACAATCGCAAATACGGCTATGTGAACCATACGCCCACGGAGCGGGAGAAGATCGAACAGATATTTACCAAATGGGGAGTATCCGATCCCTGGGGCCTGGCCTAAAGCTATGAAAACTGACGCCATACTGAGCAAACGCGAGCGTGAGGTGATGAACCTCGTCGTGCTGGGATATTCGGCCCGCGAGATCGCAGATCGGATGAACGTGATCTACCAATGCGTAGCCAACCACCTCCAGAGCATCTACGACAAGACGGGCACGAAGCGGACCTTGCAGGCATTGGTTACCTGGTATTTCACGCAGAATTTCGGCATCACGCTCAACGTGTCCGAGATGACCCGACGCATCGGGGCCGCGGTTCTGCTGTGCCTGTTCTCGGTGGAGGTGTTCAATACGGATTTCGAATGTCGCATGTTGCGCAGTCCCCGTCGGGGCCGCAGGTTCCGGGTGGAGGAGTTGATAGAGAACTAAACGGGGTACGTAGCTCAAAGGTAGAGCGGTGCAGGGATGCGAAATAGAAGCATAGGGGTTGAAAAACCTCGCATTTCCGGGCGCAGGTTGCAGGTTCGAATCCTGCCGCACTCCCAAGATAGCAGCCCGCAAGGGTTAGGGGTTTGATCGCTGGCAATAACCCCAGCCGCAAGGCAGAAAGCGATCCGGCAGTCGGAGCCACACCATTCCGACCGACGCCTGCAACGTACTGCACTATGTGCCGCCATTGAGAAGATGCGGCCGCGAGTAAGCAAATAGCCGAAATGCGCGAAAGACCGGCACGGGCTCCAAAGCTGCGATGATATGAGCGGCGAGGACCACCGGGATAAATAGAACTCAAATTTATGCCCGTGCGGTTTTGATCGACTTCACGGGCTCCAATGCGGGCTGAGTGCACACGTTCTTTCTGTCCATTTTGTAATTTAAGTTAGTGGTTATCACACCGCGCAAAGCCCGCACCCTTGCCCTGATGGCGCCGATACCTTGCCGATCGGTGTGCGTTGCTTTCGATAGCGTTAGGGCGCAAACCTTAAAATTTTACAGCTATGAAGAAGAAAGATTCAAGAAAGCCCCAGGCCCGCATCTTGGCCTACTTCATCAGAGGCGGCACGCTGACGGTGTGGAAAGCGATGAACAAATTCGGCACAACAGAGCTGCGAAAGATCGTCACGCGGCTCCGGCGTAAAGGCTACATCATCGTCGGCGATTGGTGTTACAGCCACGATGCCGATAGAGGGCGGATCGTCCGCTACAAAGAGTATCATATGGTCGTTAACCCTGAAATTGCACAAATATGAGAACCGAGACATTCAAGGCCCGAAAATTTCTGGGCATGGACTTCACTCCGCGGAAGCGATACCGCGCGGAGATCGAACGGCTGGAGCGCGTAAATGCGGACATTCGCCGGAGTTTCACCGCGGGTGAAAAAGACCGCAATGACCTCCTGAAAAAGTGCGCCGAAGAACGGAACATTCGTTATGCCGCTGAGGCCGAATTACAAAAATATCGGCGTAAACGCGGCGCCGGCGGGCGTTTCGTCAAAGAATAAGGCGTGACAACGCCTCCTTTCTTTATCCATCATTGCACGTCGCCCGCCATCCGTGAGGCCCGCGGGCGATATTTGGAGGGTTGGCCGAGTGGTTGAAGGCTCCGGCTTACTAATCCGGCGAGCGGCAACGCTTCGGGAGTTCGAATCTCTCACCCTCCGCAACCCCTTTGTTGGTGATGCAAGTAGAGCGACGATAGCGCAAGGGATTATTGCCGATTGCGCGGCAATGGCAAAGCGGAACAGACGCTTGACTCTATCGGACAGGTTATGCGAAAGCATCTGGCAGCCGGGAAAGACCGGCATTTATTGAGCTATGGTGTAACGGTAACACATCACCCTTTGGAGGTGGCGCTTCCGGTTCGAATCCGGGTAGCTCAACAAGTGATAAGTTCTTGTAATTATGAATGATATTTTCAAGGATATTAAAGAAAAGAACCTCGTGCCCTTACGGCTCGATAGAAACACGGTAATCCTGGTTCCTCCGGAGAAAGCCAATGAGAAATACAAGGCGCGCTACCTCAAAAATGCCGAGAGGGCGCGGAGGATGGCAACGCATTTAGATTAGTTATGAAAACTATTGAGGGAAAAGCCACTGGATTTATAGATGAATATGAAATAGTGCCAATGGCTGATTTTCAAGATTATAAAGTATTTGGTGTTATTGCCAATATGGAGTATATTCCATATACGACAATCCGTGTTTCAAATAAGTTTTTTACGCTTGTATCATTCAACTATGATAGTGTGTATAATCCTGTTTTAATATTGGACGGACGCATGATTTATGATCCATGTTTATGGGCTATGACATTCAAATATAATCATCAATTATATGCTCTCATATCATTTAATAAAATACTACCTCAATATAAAGAGGCTATTATTCGTCAAGTGACGGGAGACAATGAAATATATAGTATTGATAGTAAGTATGAATCTTTCATTAAATACAATTTTTTTACGGAAATAGTTTGGCAAAATTGTTATAGAAGCAGAATGTACGATGGTGGTTATCGAATTATTCGTCCTGATTATGTATTTAACCATTTTGACAAGTTCGACGATACTGAAAAAGCCCGATTTAATGATATATTCCAAGGCGGGACTCCGAGCATGAAATATATTAAGAATCCGATACAGAATGCCAATGATCTGGATAAATTAAGGTTTGCACAAAAATATATAAAGTCGATAGTTGATCTTAAAAAACAATATAGCCATGAGACCTGTTAATGAAAAATCATTATTCCACGCGCTTTGCGAGGTTATGGATAAGACTATGAGTGGAGAATATTCTACTGATCAAGCGATAGCTGTCGTCAAAACGTCTAACGAACTTACAAAGTTACTCCGCTTAGAACATGATAGGGCTCGCCTCCAAATGGAAATATATTCGTTTAACAAGGACAATAATTCAGATATTGAAATTCGAGAATTAGCATCAAAGGGTTTTGACAATACAACGGCCATTCCAGATGGCATTTGTTACGACAAATAAGGTAATCGCCCATATACTAATTGCGAAAAGGCTGAATAATATTTTGCAGATTCGAAATGAAGTTGTATATTTGCAATTGCAGACCGATGCTATTAGCATCAACAAAGTACATAGTTAACGCTATATAAAGCGTTGTCCCTTGTCCACTTTCAGCTTGCTGATAGTGTCGGTCTGCAAACCTGACTGGGGCAACGCCTTTTTTATTGCCCTTTACATATTAACTAAACTTTTAACAGACAATGCAGACCGATGTTAAAAGTGGTACCCGGGTAAATGATACCCAGACCACACCGCGCGCAAAGCGCTTTCCGTATTTTCTCCGCGACATGCGGAAACTCACTCTGAGCGAAGAGCAAACCTACCAGGTATCCTTTACCGCAACCGTACACAAAGAGTACGGCAATCAACCCGTGGGTCTCGATTTTTCGTGTCCCTACAAAACGGCGCATCCTCTTCTTGCGCTGGGATACGCCATTGCCGACTGCGAAGACCGGTATTTCTCGACCGAAATAGAGGTCGGGTCGATTCGCATCAAAAAATTCTAAACCGCTGAATCATGGAGCATCTTGTAACGCTGGTTCTGCCGCTATTGGTGATAGCCGCAGTCTTCGGTATCGTCTACTCCGACAAGCGCATCTACGACGCCGTGGAGGTCATTCTCACCCGCGTATTTGAAAAATTCGATTAGCCATGAGAAGGGAAAACAAGCCTCGCTGGGGTCTTGACGACATCAACAATATGATCTATATGTACCGTCACGGCGCCAGCATCGAAGAGATAGCGGCGGAGCTCGGGCGAACTGAATGCGCCGTGAAGGTGCGGCTCTCCAAACTTCGGGATGCGGGTCATCTCCCCGCGTCCGAAGTCAAAGGCAACCATACCGACGCGATGCCCATTCCGTGGCCGTTCGCGGGCTGGGATGAGGGTCATCGCAAACATCCAACCTTTTTACACCGTCAGTTACCATGAACACGCAATACCGCACTACGACGACATCCCCGGCCCTCCCGGTTACGGAAGAGTTGGTGGACATTCCCAGCGAGCACATCACGGGTGAGCGCGGCGAATGGTCGAGAATCCGATCCCGGCTGACGGATGTGGATTTCAAGCTGATCTTCCAATCCATTCGGGAAGCTATCGACAAGGATGTCCGGGGCGATCAGGACGGTCAGATATACACCGTAGCCTACAAAATCTACGACATCCGGGCGGTACATCATTACGAACCGATCACCGAAATGCGCTACGACGTGTATTTCGCATGTTACGAGGAAGTTCAGGTCGGATGCCGGGACAGCATCGAAATATTGAATGTCACCGACATCGAAGGACGGATATGGCCGGGCCACTTGGCCAGTTTGAGAAATTACGCAAAACAAAACAACCAATAAAATTTAACAACATGGAAACGACAAACATGAATGCCGTAACAACGGTGGATTTTCGCAACCTTCCGGACCTATCGAAAGCCGAGGCCGAACCCGTCGAACTGTCGGGAGAATACTGGACGCCCGAGAAAGAGGGCGAGACGCGTCGTCTGTTTTTCGTAGGTCTGAATATGGAAACCGTCGTGGAGATGGAGTCGGGCGAATCGCGCGAGCTGCTCGTGGCCCAGTTCGCCGAGAGCGTCAACGGAGACCTTCGTGCTGTTCGCAACGGTTCGCGCCGGCTGGTGGGCATCTTCGAATCGTTCCAGGCTTCGATCAAGCCGGGCGACGCCTTCGAGATCACCTATTTGGGCAAGAAGAAGAACGTGTCGAACAGCTACAAGTCCGACAACTGGAGCGTGAAACGTCTCATCCTCAAGAAATAGCGATGGACTACGGATTTGATATATACGACCTGACCGGTGCGACTGTGGCGGAGGAACTCTCCCCGCTTCAGTTCGACCGGACGGAGTACACGCCTTTCGAGGAGTTTCTCCACCGGCTGTCGCAGCTTCCGGAAAGGCCGAAGAAAGTCCGCAACTATTCTCTGAGCATCCACGGCAGGGTAGCGAACGACCGGATGGAGCGATACCTCGCGCACGATGGCGAGAGTTCGTCGCTGTTGAAAGAGGCGCTGAAATCTCCGCGGCACTACTTGGTTGCTCGGAACATGGAGCTGAAACCCCGGAATACGGACCATTTCGAACTGGGAACCTTCGCACATCAGGCCATTCTGGAGCCTTCGAAGTTCGAGAAAGTGATTGTGGAGCCGAAGAACAACCGCGGACAGATCAATGGTGTTTGTAGTCTGATCGGATTTTACAGCGATCTGTTAGGCATTCCCCAGACCGCAATCCTCTCGTCGCTAAAACTCCCGGCTCTGAAAGACATGTTGTCGGACCTCGAAACCCGGGCGGTGAATATGGGCTACACCTCGATCAGCGAAGATTATTCCAGCATCATCCGGGCGATGAAGGTCTCCTTCAAAACATATGGCGGCGGCATCCTCCCCAAGATGATGCAATACGTCAAGACCGAGACCTCAATGTACGGCAAAGACCCGTCAACAGGGCTGAAAGTCAAGATTCGTCCCGACGGGTTGTTGTTGAAGGAGAATTTCGGCATCAATGCAATACTCTCGGTCAAGACCACGTGTGCAACCTCCGTCGAGGCGTTCATGCGCGACTGCGCGAAGTTCCGTTACGAGCTGGCCGAGGGAATGTACCTGAAAGTCGCCAGCGAGATCACGGGCCGGCGGTTCACGGCGACGGTGATGATTATGGCGCAGACCGTGATGCCTTATCAGGTGGCGGTGTTCTACTGGGACGCCGAAGATTTGGAAGTCGGCAAGTATAAGTACGCGCAGGCAATGGACATCGTGAAACAATGTATGGCCGCTAACTCATGGCCGGGCTTCGACGCCAAGGCGGAATCGGGGGCCTACGGGATTATCCAATGCAAGTTGCCCGACTATATCAAATCGGAGTTGTTGCCTCAATACCTGCCGGAGTGATGAGCGAATATTACGAAGATATGACCGCCTTCTGGGATGAAGGACGCCGGCACCGGCAAGAGCTCGGCCGGCAACGGCTTGAAGGATTCAAGAACCGCTTTCAAGATGCCAAGATCATCAAGGAGACGCCGTACAGTATCCGAGTCATTATAGATAACCATCTGTACGACTTTTTTCCACAGAAATGTCGCTTGTTCGTCATACGGACCGGCAAGTGGATGAATATTAACCGTAAAGGTTATTTGGAACATTTGACACGCATTTTCAATGAGCAACGCGAAAGAGATGGCCGACAGGGCCTTTAGCCTCTACATCCGACGGCGTGATTGCCGGGATGGGGTAGGTATATGTATCAGTTGCGGGCGTTCGATCACCTTTGCGACCTGCGATGCCGGTCACTACATCCCGAGGGCCCACACGGCGACGCGGTGGAACGAACTTAACTGTTCATCGCAATGTAGAATTTGTAATAGGATGAAACATGGTAATCTGAAAGCATATCGGGAAGCATTGATACATAGATATGGATTGCCCATCGTCGAAGAACTTGAACGGCTTAAAAACAAAGAAGTCCATTTAACGGATTCTGATTATCGGAAATTAACAGCCTATTACACGCAGCGAGCGGCTGTACTGAAATAAAACTTTGTAAAGTGGAAGGATGGATCAAAATACACCGCAGTCTGTTGGATTGGGAGTGGTACTCGGACACGAACTGCGTTCGGCTGGCTGTTCATTTCTTGTTGAAGGCGAATTATCTTCCGAAGAAGTGGCAGGGGATTACCATCGACCGCGGGCAGTTTGTTACCAGCCGTGGCCAACTGTCCGAAGAGACCGGACTTTCGCAGATGCAGGTGCGCACAACAATTGACAAGTTGGATAAGTGCGGGTTCATAACCAAGTCGTCAACCAGCAAATACACGATCATAACTATCTGTAATTACGATTCATACCAGCAGTTGCAGGATGGTTGCGATGATGGTTACCAACCAGCAAATAACCAGCAAATAACCAGCGAACAACCAAGTGATAACCAGCCGATAACCACAACTAAAGAAAGTAAGAAAGAAAGAAAAGAAGAATATAGCACACACACAGTAGTTTCAGAGAAGGGGGTTGTAGGGGGAAACAACGCCGCTGAGTTGGTGGCGTGGATCAGCGAGAATGTTCCGACCATCGCTTCGATGCCCGAACCCATCACCGAGACGAACGCTGTCTGGATGCTGCGCAAATACCCTTTGGAGGATATCCGGCGCCTGATCTTCACGATGCACAGCAAGCAAGCCTACCTGAACAATGTGAATGCTTACGCCACTTTCGTGAACTACGCTAAACTCGATAAATCCCTGAAGATATGCCCCGGAGTGAAATATTACACCTACGAGGAGATGTGCAATGAAATTCCGGTCTGCGCAAAAGGAGAGGATTTCGAACGCATCGTAATTAACGGTCGTGCCATGTGGCGAAAGAAAATGCTCAATAGTGGCAAATGAAAGCAACGATATGAAAAAGACGGATGATTTCGACCTTGAAAAGGCGCAGGCCGGGGCTGCTTTGGCGACACGTGCCGGCTATCCGGTGACGGTGTACAGCTTCTGCCGCCGGTTTCCGGCTTATCCGATTGTCGGAGTGATTCATTTCCCGACTTACGATTTTGTTGCGACATGGACGCCGCAAGGGAGGGTGAACCGCTTATCGGATAAGCAGCACGACAACGATCTGATGCTTTGTACTGAATGAAACGGAACGACGATGAGTGAAGACACGATATATTGCGGCGACGCTTGTTTTCAGACGATAACTAACATTTAACCAACTATCAACAACTATGAGCAAAGAGATTAAAATATCGATTAATAACCGCTGGACAGGTTCTATTATTTTCGAGTATTCGAGCGTTGATAATACGCTCGCCAAAACAGTATTGGAGGCTTTGAAAGGCGAAGCCGACCTGCGCGAAGCCGACCTGCGCGAAGCCGACCTGCGCGAAGCCGACCTGCGCAAAGCCGACCTGCGCGGAGCCAACCTGCGCGGAGCCAACCTGCGCGAAGCCGACCTGCGCAAAGCCAACCTGCGCAAAGCCGACCTGCGCGGAGCCAACCTGCGCGAAGCCGACCTGCGCAAAGCCAACCTGCGCGGAGCCGACCTGCGCGGAGCCGACCTGTTCGAAGTCGACCTGTACGGAGCCGACCTGCGCGGAGCCAAAGGTACATACATGGCTTGCCCCACCGATGGCAGTTTCATCGGATGGAAAAAGGCTTCGGGATATATCGTGAAGTTGCAAATCCCGGAGGATGCTCGACGAAGTTCCGCCGGAGGCGAAAAATGCCGTTGTGACAAAGCCTTTGTGATTGAGATTCAGAACTTCGACGGAACTAATGCCGACATCGAGACGGTTTGTTCGGATCGTGACGAAAACTTCGTGTATACGGTCGGCGCTACCGTCGAGGTTTCCGATTTTGACGATGATCGCTGGAATGAGTGTGCTCCGGGAATCCACTTCTTCATCGATCGTCGGGCGGCCGTGGAGTATTAACGGGGGACGCTATGAAAGTCATCGTCACCTTTTCGGGCGGAAAAGACAGCCTTGCGGCGAGCTATTACGAGTTGTTATGCGAATGACCATGAAATTTAGAAATATGTTGAAATACGGACTATGCGAATAGGTTTGGTTGACATAGACGGGCATCATTTCCCGAATCTCGCGCTGATGAAGCTGTCGGCATGGCATAAGGCACAGGGTGACAGCGTGGAGTTCGCAGATCCGATGTTCGGTCGTTACGACCGGGTTTACATGTCGAAGGTCTTCACCTTCACGGCCGATTGCCCGGACATTTACCATTGCGAGGTGATCCGGGGCGGAACGGGATTCCGAGACTATACGACGGTATTGCCCGAGGAGATCGAACATATTTGCCCGGATTATTCGCTGTACGGAGTGGACGAAGCCTACGGTTTTCTTACCCGCGGCTGCCCGAACCGTTGTCCGTGGTGCATCGTTCCGCACAAGGAGGGAGCCATCCGGCCGGCGTCCCCGCTTCGGGAGTTCCTCGGCGGCAGGCGCCGGGCCGTGTTGCTCGACAACAACGTGCTGGCATCGGATTTCGGACTGGAACAGATCGAAGATATTGTCCGGATGGGAATCTCGGTTGATTTCAACCAAGGGCTCGATGCCCGGCGTGCGTGCGATGATCCCTACATCCTCGACTTGCTGGCACGTGTGAAATGGACAAGCCAAATGCGATTTGCCTGCGACCGAATGTCGCAGTTAGGATCGGTAACGAAATGCGTGCAAGAACTGAGGCGTCGGGGCATTAAACCTTATCGCATCTTCGTCTATTGCCTGATACAAGATGTCGATGAGGCGTTGGAGCGGATCAACGCTCTGCGCAAATTGGGAGTACTCCCGTTTGCCCAGCCATACCGGGATTTCGATAATAACATCGAGCCGACAAATGAGCAGAAACGGTTGGCGCGTTGGTGCAATCACAAAGCTATTTTCAAAAGTGTTGAATTCAAAAACTACAAAGGATGAAAGATCAGGTAACAAGCATTGAACAGTCACGCCGCCTGCTGGAGTTGGGCGTTCCGGCGGAGAAGGCGAGCATGGTATGGGAGTATTGGATTAATCATGATTTTTCCAAAGACGTGCCCGAAGAGGTGTTTTATAATCTAAATACCAAAACGAACCGAGAGGCAGATTCGTGTGACAGGGATATTCCCGCTTTTACGGTTGCGGACCTGCTGGGGGTGCTTCCGAAAGATATTCCAGCAGAAGGAGATCAAGATCACGACTTCTCCTTAACGCTGTCTCATCGCTTTTGCTGGAATATGTGTTACGAAGACAACCGTACACATCGGCATATCGGAGAACAAATCGATTTTGGTCTTATTGATCTTCTCTGCGACCGCATCGAGTGGCTTTTGTCTAACGGTTACAAGTTGGAGTTATGAAAACACGCCTACTGAAACGACTGCGGCGGGAAGCTGCACAAATATGCGAAGAAATGAGAGTATGTTCGGTTTGTGGTAAAATGGTACATGAATCTGAAATGTTCTGCTCTACTCCATGCTGCGGTGCCTTGTCTTATATTCCATATCCCGACGAATACATCCTCCGTCGCGTTGCGGAGCTAAAAGGAAAGAGAAAATGAAGACCAACAGACCAATAAACGAATGTCATTGCTATAACTGCCGAAAGTACGAAGAATGCCGAACCAAAGGAGTATTCGACGATGATCCGGGCTTCGACTTCTGCGTGAATTATGAGGATGTGATCTATCCCGATGACGATAACGATAAAAATGATTGAGCCATGAAACCGACAAAACGCCTTGAAATCCTCGAAGAATCGTTGAAAAAGAAACAGCAACTTTTCGATCGCAGGCTGCAAACTCATTTTGACACTGTTAAACAAACTAACGGTCAGCCATTGAACGACAAACGCAACGGCCAGGCTACACTTGATAAATGGGATCGGCAAAACGAATCACTCCGACGTTTACAGGGGGAAATCGAAAAAACGGAGGCTGCAATCGAGCGTGAACGCGGGAAAATACTCCATGTCGAGACGGTTAAAGAAACGCTTCCGGCGGAGATACTCGCATTGGTTGAATCCGGAGCATTGATTCAATGGCGCAAGTACCCGAATACGTTTTTCGTCCCCGGTGTCGATAAGGCCCGGATAATATGGGATGCAAAGAAACGTATCGTCGCCCATAAGTTTGCAAACACATTGACTGATCGGGAGCAGCGAAAACGATTTGCGGATGTCTATAATCCGTTGTTTGAAATTTTCAATAAGACAAAATAGGCCAGATAGAAATATGAAAAGCCAAAGAGCAAAGGAATACATTACACCTGCCACGTGTACGGCACAAGAGTTTGCTGAAATATTCGGAGGACGCGAGTTGGTCGTGTCAAGATGGGATGTGTCTACTGCTATCGAACTCGCCGAGCAGGAGGCCGAGGAGCGGATGCGGGCGAAAGCGATTGAGGCGTTTTGCACCGCGAATTGTCCCAAAGGGTGCTCGTTTGGGGCTGATGGCAATATCGGATGCGGAGCAAAAGCGATATTCATTCAAAAGCTGAACGAGGAATGAAATTTACCACCCCGTGCTTTGTCCGCGTCGAGGATGCGGAGAAGCGGAAAGAATTGGCTGTGTGGCTGTCGAGTATAGGCCGGTATGTATCTCCTGCTGTCACATCAAGCGATTATCATAAAGACTGGGTAATAGTTACGGAACCTTACGATCCTGATTTGGATGGTTATGTTGGTATTTGGGCTAAGACACCCAAATCACCAGCATTTATTGACTGTGGCGAAAACATCGAGCTGTTCAAGGCGTTGGCGGCGATGAACGACGAGAACGACCGGGAGCAGTGGTTCATTGATGAGTCGGGCCATTTTGAGAAGTGCAGCGTCAAGGAGGCTAATATCGTTGGATGGATTATGTTGTATGGCAAGACGCCGCGCAAGGCCACGGTCGCAGAGATTGTCGAATATTTTAAGAGTACCGAGGAATAATGGACACGAAACTGACAGTCGATGAGATTCAGATCGCATTACGCAATAGCGGGATTTGGAACAAGCGGCAGGATATATTCATTCCGAACCTTTCGTGGGGGTTGCTCAATTACGAGGCAGATTTGGTGATAATCACCAAGTCGGGGTATTTGACCGAGGTGGAGATCAAACGGTCGTGGGCCGATTTCAAGGCTGACTTCAAGAAAGGGCATGAACACGACGATCCGCGCGTCTGTCACTTTCACTACTGTGTCCCGGAATCAATCTGCGAGCGGGTTGCGGAGTTCTTGCAGGAGAAGTATGGCGCAGGGCGCCCGTCGGTGCTGTGCGTGTCCGAAGAGGGTAATATCAGACATTATGACGGAGGCGTTTCGTATCGGGGCGGCCGTAAATTATTCCTCGAAGAACAGCTCACCGCGGCCCGGCTCGGGTGTATGCGGGTTTGGAATCTGAAAGAGAAACTTATAAAACAGCAGAGCTATGCAGAAGATAAACTTTAACGACCGCTACGACTTAACGCAGGCGGTTATCGAGGGTCGAAAGACCATGACGAGACGTTTTGAGTTAGATGCAGACTCCGAATATATTGCACGGCATTATAATCCCATATATAAACCGCAGCATTGCTACTACCGTGATTCGAGAGGAATGTGTCAGTTGATAAATTCTAATACCCGAAAGTTGTTCATCCCGCGCTACAAGGTCGGCGAAGTCGTGGCCGTGGCGCAGAGATATTCGACGATTGCCGCCGGGCATCCGGATGTCGATACGTTTCTGCTCCAGGTGGCCAAAGCGCATAAAATATCCATCGAAAGTGTGCAGGACCTTGCAGGGTGGAATAACAAGATGTTCACCAAAGCAGAACTTATGCCTCACCGAATTCGCCTCACCGGAATCAAGTGCGAGGGGTTACAGGATATATCGGACGAGGATTGTATCCGCGAGGGAGTAAATGGCGGTTACATTGAGGAAGTAAATGGCGGTTACATTGGTTATTATGTGCCTGGCATTAAATGTAGAGATTGGAAAAAGGAATCCCATGTTGAAACGACAGATGGGGGTGTTTGGAAATTATTTCCAACACCTCGTAAAGCTTTCGCCTCGCTGATCGACAAGGTTTCCGGCCGCGGAACTTGGGACCTTAATTTATTGGTTGCGGCCTATGAATTCGAGTTGGTGGAATAGCGAGTTATGACGATATTTAGAATACGCATACAGGGATGCGGGTGTAATAGCTGTGGACGCAATATGTATCGAAGATATTTGTCTGTGTGCATATTGGGGCATTATTACGAGTTCTTTAGATTACGAGGGGTTTGCAAAGACTGCGACTCCCCGTTCTGAAAAAATAGCGAGCTTCTCGCAAAATCTCGAAATGTTTATGAAAGGAGCCGTATTGTTCAATCAGCCGTATTTGCACCTTTCTGGCGATCCTAATTTCCACATGGTTATGGTCGAAGCCGGATTAATGAGGGGCAATGCCATATTATCAGGGCTGCCCCACAAGGCGATAATGGCAAACAAGTATGAATATTGGCTTGTCGATTACGACGATGAGATGAGATTTTGCGAAAAGTACGATCTAGCCGCCTGCTATTCCGTAGAAGAATTTGTATCTGCAATAAAACAATTATAGACATGGGAACGATTGAGAAAGCCCGGGAGTATGCCCGGAATGGAATGTCGCTGTGCATGGACACAAGTGACGAACAGGATATTTACTGCGAGGATTTGATACAGGCATATCTTGCTGGGGCGAAATCCGAGCGTGAGGAGATGACCCGCTGGCACGACCCGAATACTGACCGACCACAAAGAAATGTCGACGTGCTGATAAAATTGCGCGATACGTACAGAGATGGTAAAATTCATTATTCGGTCGGATACATCAACGGCGCATACTGGTTCGGAGGCGATATAGGCGGGGCGGATGAGGTAATTGGCTGGCGCGAAATTCACGAATAGAGCTATGGATATTCTAACCCCACATGACGGCATCACGAACGAGAAGATTTGCAAAGCGCAGATCGAAGCCGTCGAGAAGAAACAGAACGAATACAAACTGATCGGTCAGTTGACGAAGGCCCCCGGTCACACCCTTTACAAGTTCAACACGATTACGCGGGAGGCTTCGAAAGCGACCGTGGAAATACGTTCGGGGTATTTCTATGATCCGGAGAAAGGTCCGAAGATGCAAATCAAACACCGGTTCAATGTGAAGGTCGAAAAGGACTGCTACTACGAACAAGCGTTGAACATGAAGAACTTCATCAAGCGCCTGCGCCGCCGGGGGATCATCGGGGCGGACGAGAATGTGAAAATCGTAAAATGAGATAATTATGCGAGAAATTAAATTCCGAGGCAAGCGCCTCGACAATGGGGAATGGGTAGTCGGCAGTCTATTCAATAGTATTTGGAGAAAATCAGCTGACGGTAGTCGGGTTTGTTACATATTCCCTGACAACATGCTTGATGATAACGGCGGCGGGGACTGTTGGGAAGACTTTGCCGAAGTTGCCGAGCAATACGAGGTCGATCCCAACACCGTCGGCCAGTTCACGGGGCTGAAAGACAGGAACGCCAGGGAGATTTACGAGGGGGATATTTTGAAAAGCGCACGCGACGGCAGGTTGTATGTGGTCAAGTTCTGGTCGGGAATGTTCTACGCGTCCGTTGAGGAGTGCAACAAAGGAGTTTATGGAGGATTCCCACTTCATGTCTTAACTGTAGACGGAAAGGGTGGGTACAGATGCGAGATTGTCGGTAATGTACACGACAATTTGGAATTACTTAAAGCTGAATAAATCATGAAGCCTTTCGATTTGGAGGCCGCCAAGCGAGGAGCGGCGGTGTGCACGAGGAGTGGGATGGAGGCTCGCATTGTATGCTTCGACCGTGTTGATCTCGAATACCCTATTTTAGGGCTACGTAAAAATAAAGTAGGAGTAGAGTACATATTTTCATATACGCTTGATGGATTTGCATTTCTTGAGGACATAGGAGGAGAGGAAGACCTTATGATGCGCGACGACGACTATGTGGAGAAACTGGAGCGGGGAGAGTATGACCATATTGCTGACGCTCGCAAAATGGTCGGGCCGGCTATTAAGCAAAACTTAACAACTGACCGCGAGTACTGGCGACGGGTGTATGCCGGGCAGGCGATGCAGGGAATATTTGCCGGAAGGAATTGGCGTAGCGGGGAAATGATCCCGGATTGTATAGGGTTTGCCCGGAATGCGGTCGAACTCGCCGATGCCCTGATTGAAGAACTGGAAAAAACGGAGAATGTATGAAACGTTTTTGGTTACGATTGCAGATAGTTATGTGGCTTGTATTTATTGTGCCATATTGTATGTTGTATCCTGTTATATGGCTATTTACGGGATTCTATTTAGATGACTATATGGATATTTATGATCGTGCATATGATGAGCTGATGACTAAAAAGAAATAAAAAGAGGCAATCCCGAAAGATCACCCCTGAACCCATTACAAAGGTATTGATTAATTCGGGGAAACAATGGGTGAGCAGAAAGAAAAACGCAGAGGCGGCCAGCGGGATGATTCCGAAGTCCATATAAGCTATTCGAGAGGGCGGTTGATGCAGCTTATTGTGGACACGGAACGAAAGCTCGGGGTCAAACACGATCACGATTTCAAATATCATTTCAAAAAACATAGGTCATTGCCGCATTTGTGGCGAACCTTCAAAAAGATTTTACGGGAACACATTGACGGATGGCAGCAAGAACTGCCTTTATTTTAATATAGGTATGGGAGCAATTACAAAGAATGAAATTCGCAAGTGGGTATTCGAGGCTACGGAGGACTGTTTCAAACGCTTGATAGCCGCTCAAACTTACCACACGAACGAGCACCTGACAAAGGACCAGGCTCTCGCATTTCTTGATGGGCGCGGATATAAAACGACGATAAGCAAACTTTACAAATTGTCCGCTGCTGGGGAAATACCGTCTACCAAGATCAACGGCAAACTATCTTTTTTGAAGTCTGATTTGCAGGAATGGGTGGACCAGCAGATCGAGCATGATGTATCGCGGGCGAATGCGGGAAAATTGTTAGCGGAAAGTGCGATGCGGAAAGAAAATCGGGGGACTAATTTGTAGAATCATTATCCCGTCGCCAGCCAAGACTGGCGACGGG